TTTGTGACTTTGATAATACCATCGATGGTATTGCCAAAGGTGAGGTATGTTGGGATGATTCTTGGGAATTGGATGACATCCGCCCTGAGTTTCAAGATTATGTTGAATATGTGGCGCACATGTGCTACTATCTAAAGCAAGCACAGCAACTTACTATCGAACACACCCAAGAGGTATTTGTCAAATGAATTTGCTACAAGAGCACATCCGCGAGTTTATCAATCCTTTCCCTAATAGATACACTCGTGGTCAGTATGAGATCCGTGTTCTCCCTCACGATGATCTAGATTACGATGGTGTAGAGAAGTTCTGGCGTCTCTTCAAGAAGTTTCCTAACGATTTCGCTGCTGCCGCTGTCTCTCTGCTCCCTGATGATGTAGAATTCATTCAATACGACCACCTCAACAACATCCTGTTCGCTAACAAACTATGAGTACCGACGTTCAACGCCTCTCCGCTCAACGTGACGACATCTATGACTGGTGTTGCGATCGTTTCCAAGAACTGCTCGCTAATGATGATCATGCTAGTGCTCTCGCTCTTGCTGATGAGTTCTTTGAGTGGTTAGATCCCGAGCAGATGGATGATGAAGAGACCCTCTACGCTGATTATGACGAACTCAGATCCTGAATACGTCATTTCAGATGACATGCGAGATATGATTGTCCGTTACATGGAAGCAGTAAATGCTGACAATCATTCTCTAGCAGAAGAGTTACTTTACAAAATCCAACAGGAGAATCGTAAAAATGGAAGTCAAGATTGAACTGGGTGAAGATCTCCAACTAGAGTATCAGTCATGGTTGGATGTGAAACAATCGCTAGGCATTGAGCGTAGCATCAACAATTTCCTTTATTACACATACAACTATGGCACGTTCGCTAATCCTAAAAATTCTGATGACAACGACCCTATTGATGGGTAATGTTGCATCTGCTGCTGAGACTAAACTCAAGGATAGACAATACTACACTCTAGAAGCAACTGGGTGCATGATCCTACGGGAATGCACCGATGGTGTTAAGGAGATTTATTCTATGCTTGATATCTCCAGTGAGTATGATAGTATTGCTAGATTCACACCAGTCACAGCAGAGTTCAATAACATGCTCTCCTCTCTTGATGATGTGGGTGTGAAAGTGTTTCTTGCTGATCCTAAGTATTTCCCACCAGGGCATCGTGGAGTCTATCACACAGTCAGCAACAACTTCTATCTCAACAGAGCATTCATGCATCGTCCTAGCACGCTGATGAGTGTAATGAGGCATGAAGGATGGCACGCTGCTCAGGATTGTATGGCAGGCACTATTGAAAACTCTTTGATTGCCATTATTTTCCCCGAGGAGGACGTACCACCCCTGTGGCGTGAGATTGCAGAAAAATCCTATTCTGAAACTCCCAGCGCCATTCCGTTTGAGGCAGAGGCAACCTGGGCAGGTAAAACTGAAGGTATGACAATGGATGCACTGCAAGCATGTGCTAATGGTAACATGTGGGAAGTTTATGAACCCACACCGCTCACTCGTAAATGGTTAGTGGAAGAAGGTTACATCAAATGACCTACACCAATCAACAATTGATTGATGCTCTAGTCAAAGAGTATGAATGGTTATGCCATGATGACTTTGACCCAGACAATGACCCTACACCAGAAGAATACCTTGACAGCATCAAGGATCTGTGCTATGATGAACTGGTAGAAGAGACCCAGACCGACGAACTCTTCACTCTTGATGATTTTATCCGAGCATACTCATGACCTACGAAGCAGAAGTACAATTTAAGTTTGACGCTACTTACACTCACGATTATGGACGTGGGTTTGGTTCTACTATTGGCGATGATGAATTCATTCCTGAAGAGCATTTCCTGATCACAGCACCTGCTGCTGATCTCAATGCCAAGCAGTATTTCAAACTGTTTGAGAAGTTCATGCTCTGTGTTGGTATGTGCCCCAGTTCTATTCGTTCTGGTGCTATGTCGTTGGTTTTCAACGATTATGTGAATGAAGAAGAGCAGCGTAAGGTCTGCAAAGAGTATGAACTGACTATGGATGAGGACCTTGACAAGAAGTTTGAGGAGTGGAAAGTTCGTGATGAAGAATGGGAACGTTTGAAGAATGCTCCTAGAGGTCCTATGGGTACTGTACTGCAACAACAGGAAGATCTTATTGGGTTAGAGTAATGGGAATGTTCGATTACTTCAGATCATCATTTGATCTAGGACCAGAGTTCACTAATGTGACATGCCAAACAAAAGATATTGAAGATGGTATTGGTGGCACGATGTCACAATACTGGTTAGATCCTGCTGGTTATTTGTATCTGATTGATTATGCTCATACTGCTGATCTAAAGATCTATGAACCTGGAGATCCTGAGTATGTTGAAGATCGAGCATGGATGAATTTCGAATGGGTGTCAAATGGTAATCATGGTGTGGTAAGACTGCATCCAATTACCAAGTATGTTGAAGTTCATCCTGAAGGATGGGAAGGAGCATGGGAAGACTGGCCACGATGTAAAATTCATTTCAAATATGGGAGACTAATGGACTATGAAACTTACCCTCGCAACATTCAAGCATAGATACGATTATGGGCATGATTGGTACATTCAACTGTTGCATACTGAACGTTGGGCGTTGTTTCAAGGTTCTGTGAGTTGGAATGATTATGCTAGTTGGCCATACCTACAAATCAAATCAGGCAACGGTAGCACGTTGAGTATCATGTTCTGGGCATACAAATTTGGTTTTGATGTTGGTATCATAGAACGTACATGGAACTGGGGTGCAATCGATGAAGCAATTGAAAACGAAACTGACCTGGGCTGAATACTGGATTGGTCATGCCTGGATGACAGGATGGCAGAGTATGCGAATGACATTCCGCATCTGGTGTGATCTTATGTTGTCAAGGTACGATGGGTATGCTCTCCTTAAGGAGGACGACCCTGAAACAGAATGTGTAGAATGGTTTTGGGCATCAATAAATGAAGATGATGTTTATCCCAAAGAGTTCCTGGAGTATTTGATGCAAATGGTGGAAGACATCGAACTAGGCAAGGTGGAAACATATCCTATGGATGAAGTAATGGATCGACTCAAAGATAGGTGGAGTGATGAACAAGATACTGACATGGATTGAAGACTCATTGTGGACGTGGAGTAATGGATTCACGTTTAGATTTGTCAATTACAATGACAATATAGATCGTTGTGCATTCTTTGAAGAGATCAACCATGGTTGGTATCACATGTATATCTACCCATATGATGACATGTATATTCCTGTCATCAGTCAAGAGCGTAGAACACGATTAGATCAACAACCAATCACATTCTATGTGAGTGAGGAAGACTATGATGCGATGTTCAATGCAATAAATGATCCTCCTGAACCAACTGAAGCACTATTAAAACTATGGCAGCGTAAAATCCCATGGGACGTGGACAGTTCTGAAACTGGTACAGAGGACACAGACACGCCCACCTGATGCCCTATAATAGTTTCATACGCAAGACACCCCATGGCAACTCGCTCTCGCATTGGTATCGAACTCTCTGATGGTTCTGTGCTCTCTGTTTATCATCACTGGGATGGTTATCCTGAGTGGTTGGGTCGCATCCTGAAGACTCATTACAATGGTAAGTCTCTTGCTTCCGAACTGATTGACGGTGGCGATATGTCTTCCTGCTGGACTGATGAGCGTTGGGATGATAGTGGTGTGAAAGGAGTTTATGGTCCTCAATACTACTCTCAGCGTGGTGAGAATCTTCCTCCCCGCCTTGATAAAGACCTGGGTGAGTATCTCCAAAACAGCGAAGAATATTCGTATGTTTATACTCAGCTGAGCGGTTGGTTGTGCTATGATACCTGTTCCTGGCGTGAAACTTACATGGAAGGTCAGGAAATCCCCTCTGGAGCTTTGATGGCATGAGAAAAGTAACTGTTGTTCCTAAATCTAACAAAGCAAAGAATCGTCTTGCTAACATGATGGAAGGCAATCCCATCTGTAATGTAGAGCAAGACAAGGGTGATGGCATGTTATTTCTTGCATCACAGAATGGCAAATACTTCTTCTGGGTAAACACAGAAGATTTCTGGGAATGTGACTGGGAGGTTATCTAATGACTGACATCGACTTTCAGATTGCTGACACTCTGGAGAAGATCCAACACATCAACCCAGAAATATATGGTTTGTGGTATAGTAAGTTGTATCCTCCTCATGGTGATATCAACAACTGGACCATGGAAACTCTTACTCATTTGAATAATATACTGGAATGGAAAGAGCAAAGTTCGTAACTATCACCCGCGTCATTGATCCTAAGACGCGGATACACTACCTGGATGCCATTGATACAAATGGTTATCATTGGACGGCAGAGATGTCACCACATGAAGAGCGTTGGATGTGTTATACTGATACCTGGAGAAAAGATCCACAGCAACCTTACGATGACTGAACGCAACTTTACCAAAGAACTTCTCTACACATATTATGCTGATATGGAGAATGGTGATGATGTAGAATCAATTGATTATCGTTCCTTGATACACATTATCACTGAATTACACAACAGAATTGAGAAACTGGAGGCAAAACTCTATGACTGAAGAAGATAAGTATGCTCTCAAAGAGTTTCTGCGTGGTGCTGGTGTCGTGG